CCGACGCGACCGGCGTGCAGGCGGTCGCCGACCCGGCCGGCGGTCTGCAGGTCACCGCACCGGGTATCGGCGCGAAGCTGGCCAGCCCGTCCGGTCTCAAGGTCGACGGCAGCGGCCTGACCGCCGTTGCCGACCCGGCCGGCGGTCTGAGCGTCGGCGCCGGCGGCATCGCGGTGGTCCCCAAGACCAACGCCGGTCTGGCCGTCGACGCCACCGGCGTCAGCGTGGTGCTGCGGCCCGACGACGGCCTCGACGTCGACGCCACCGGCGTGGGTGTCACCACCGACCCCAACGGTGCCCTGGCGACCACCGCGGCGGGTGTGGGCCTGGTGGTCCGCGCCGATGACGGCTTGGACGTCGACGCCACCGGTGTCGGTATCAGCACCGACGTGCACGGTGGTCTGGCGACCACCGCGACCGGTCTGGCGGCCGTGGCCGGCCTCGGCATCCTGGTCGACGCCGACATCGCGATCGACCCGAGCGTGGTGGCCCGCCGGTTCGCGGGGTCGGTCGGTGACGGCACCGCGACCAGCATCGCGGTCGTGCACAACCTGAACACCCTCGACGTGCAGGTCGAGATCTACAACGCCATCGCCCCCTACGACACCGTCTACGCCGAGGTGCAGCGCACCGACGTCAACACGGTGACCGTCGTGTTCGGTCAGGCCCCTACCTCCGGGCAGTACCGCGTCGTGGTCGTCGGCTGAAGTTCACGCTGAGTTCGAGCTGAAAAGGAGGCTCATGTCATGCCCAAGTTCCTCGGTAGTCCCCTGACGATTCCGGCGGCGACATCCTCCGTCCACGCCGTTGCCAGGGGCTACGTGGACAGCGCTGACGCCGCGCTGTCGGCCCGGGTGGCCACCTTGGAAGCCGGCGGCGGCGGCGGCGGCGCGACAAGCGGGTACCAGCATGTGCAGTCAACCGCAGGCACCGTCTGGACGATCACCCACAACCTGGGCTACGACCCGGGCGGCCTGAAGGTCATCACGTCCGATGGAGACACCATCGACGACGCCGTCACGCAGTACATCGATCCGGGCGTGTCACTACGGCTGTCATTCGACCTGAGTATCGCCGGAACCGCCTACCTATCGTGACAACCGATCGAGGGATCGCAGGATGACAGCCATTAAGGCAGCCAACAACAAGGACATGAACGGGCTCAAAGTCATCAACCTGGGAGTCCCGACGGGCGGGTCGACGGACGCCACCCGCCAGGTCGACTTGGAGACCGCCCGCGACTACGCTCGGTCGCGGGCCAACCACACCGGCACCCAGCTCGCCGCGACGATCAGCGACTTCGACACCCAGGTCCGCACCAGCCGCCTGGACCAGCTGGCCGCCCCTGCCGCGGCCGTCGGCCTCGGTGGGCAGCGCATCGCCAGCCTGGCCGACCCAACCTCGGCGCAGGACGCGGCCACCCGCAACTACGTCGACACGTCGTTGGCTGGTGTCGCTTCCGGGCAGGTTCTCAAGGGCACCGTGCGGGCGGCCACGACGGCCAACGTCAACATCGCGTCCGCTCCGGCCACCATTGACGGCATCACGCCCGCCAACGGTGACATCTTCTTGCTGGCCGGGCAGACCACCGGCACCCAGAACGGCCCCTACACGTGGACGTCGGCCGGGACCGCCATGGCCAGGGCCGGCAACTGGGACGCCGCTGGGGAGGCCGTCGTCGGCTCCTACTGGATCGTGCGGGAAGGCACCAGCGCCGACAAGTTCGCGTTGCTGACCAACGACACGTTCACGCTGGGCACCAGCACCGCCGCGTTCAGCTTCATCGGGGTCGCGTCGGCCGGGACCGCCCCGGTCGAGCAGGACCTCGGCAACGGGGCCTTGACCTCGTTCGCGATCACCCACAGCTTCGGCACCCGGGCGGTGAACGTGGTGGTGTACCGTGTCGCGTCCCCGTACGACGAGGTCGACGTGTACGTCGAGCACACCGACCTGAACACGGTCACCCTCAAACCCGACGTGGTGTGGGCCGCGAACGAGTTCCACGCCGTCGTCTCGAAGATGTGAGCCGATGGCGACCCGGCAGAACCAGTCCCGGCAGGGCTTCGGCGGGGCCCTGCTCGCGCTGGACAACAGCGTCCGTCAGCTGCCGCCCGGCGGCACCCTCGGGCAGGTCCTGGCCAAGACGGCCGGCACCGACTACGCGGCCGGGTGGGCGACCCCGGCCGCCGGTGCCTCCCCGGCCAGGCTCACCGCGACGTACACCACGGCGGGGGCGGTCGCCGGGACGAACTACACCGGCACGATCACCATGGCGACCGGATACCGGCTGCTGGCGGTGCAGACCTCAGCCGCCGCCCGGGTGCGGGTCTACACCGATGCGGCCAGCCAGAGCGCCGACACGGCCAGGGCCATCACCACCGCCGTGCCGGACAATTGCGGGCTGGTCCTGGAATACCTGACCCCGGGCAGCGCGGTGCAGAAGCTGTCCCCGGTCCCCATCGGCTACTCCATGGAGACGGTCCCGTCGACGGCGATCCCGATCACGGTCACTCCGACCGCCGCGACGGCGGTCACGGTCACCCTCACCTACGTTGCAGTGGAGTAAAGCGTCATGGCCGACATCTACGCCCTGAACGTGGAAACCCCCCTGCCCACCGGCGGCGCGACGGGCGCGGCGTGGTCGCCGTCCGGCGCTCACCTGGCCGTCACCAACAGCGGGGGCTCCACGGGCCTGTCGGTGTACGCGTTCGACGGCACCACCCTGGTCGCCGATCCGGCGATCCTGACTATCGCCAGCGCGAACGGCGCGGCGTGGTCGCCGTCGGGTAACCACCTGGCCATCGCCTCCGGGGCCAGCCCGTTCGTGTCGGTGTACGCGTTCGACGGCAGCACCCTGACCAAGCTCGCCGACCCGGCGACCCTGCCCACCGGTAGCGGGAACGCGGTGGCGTGGGCGCCGTCGGGTAACCACTTGGCCATCGGTCACAGCAGCACCCCGTTCGTGTCGGTGTACGCGTTCAACGGCACCACCTTGACCAAGCTCGCCAACCCGGCGGTCCTGCCCACCGGCACCGGGAAGGGCGCGGCGTGGTCACCGTCCGGCGCTCACCTGGCCATCGCTCACTTCACTACACCGTTCATGTCGGTGTATGCGTTTAACGGCACCACCTTGACCAAGATCGCCAACCCGGCGACCCTGCCGGCCAGCAGCGCGACGTCGGCGGCGTGGTCGCCGTCCGGCGCTCATTTGGCCGTCGTCCACACCACCACACCGTTCATGTCGGTGTACGCGTTCAACGGCAGCACCCTGACCAAGATCAGCGACCCGGCGACCCTGCCTACCGGCAACGGCAGCGGAGTGGACTGGTCACCGTCGGGCGCTCAGCTGGCCGTCGCCCACACCACCACACCGTTCATGTCGGTGTATGCGTTCAACGGCAGCACCCTGACCAAGGCCGCTAATCCGGCGACCCTGCCAGTTAGCAGCGGGACGGGAGCGGCCTGGTCCCCGTCGGGCGCTCACCTGGCCATCACCCACGGATTCACACCGTTCATGTCGGTGTACCGCACGGGTGCCGTGGTCGCTACCCGGCACGTGACCGGGCAGGTGTACCCGTGACCCCCTCGCGGGTTGTCCCCGTTCCTTCTCTACGGCGACGGAGTGCACCCACGTGCCCGACATCTACGCTCTGACCCCGGAAACCGTCCTGCCCGCCGGCACCGGGTCGGGAGCGGCCTGGTCCCCGTCGGGCGCTCACCTGGCCGTCACCAACAGCGGGAGCTCCTCGAACCTGTCGGTGTACGCGTTCGACGGGACCACCCTGACTAAGCTCGCCGACCCGGCCGTCATGCCTGTCGGAGCCGGGGTCGACGTGGCGTGGTCGCCGTCGGGTAACCAGCTGGCCGTCGTCCACACCACCACACCGTACGTATCGGTGTACGCGTTCAACGGCACCACCTTGACCAAGCTCGCCAACCCGGCGACCCTGCCCACCGGCAACGGCAACGGCGTGGACTGGTCCCCGTCCGGCGGCCACCTGGCCGTCGCCCACACCGTCACACCGTTCATGTCGGTGTACGCGTTCGACGGCACCACCTTGACCAAGCTCGCCAACCCGGCGACCCTGCCTGCCGGCACCGGGACGGCGGTGGCGTGGTCGTTGTCGGGCTACTTGGCCATCGGGAGCAATACCAGCCCGTTCGTGTCGGTGTACGCGTTCGACGGCACCACCTTGACCAAGCTCGCCGACCCGGCGACCCTGCCTCCCGGCGGCGTGACGGCGGTGGCGTGGTCGGCGTCCGGGAATTACCTGGCCGTCCCCGGTACCACCTCCCCGTATCTGTCGGTGTACGCGTTCGACGGCACCACCCTGACCAAGCTCGCCAACCCGGCCGTCGTGCCCGCCGGTGGCGCGTACGCGGCGGCGTGGTCGCCGTCGGGCGCTCAGCTGGCCGTCGGCCAGCTGAGCAGCCCGTTCGTGTCGGTGTACGCGTTCGACGGCACCACCCTGACCAAGCTCGCCAACCCGGCGACCCTGCCTCCCGGCCTCGGCAACGGCGTGGGCTGGTCCCCGTCCGGCGGGCACCTGGCCGTCGCCCACTCCATCAGCCCGTTTCTGTCGGTGTACCGCACGGGTGCCGCGTTTGGCGCCCGGCACGTGACCGGGCAGATATACCCGGTAGAACGCAGCTGAGACGGGGTGCCTGAGCCCGAACCCCCGGGCGATGCGCTGCCAATATTGACCGCCGCAGGTCATCGCCTGACCTGCGATGAACCGTGTCCGGCCCCGGTGTCCCCGGGGCCGTTTTCATGCCCGCAGCCCAGCAGTTTCCCGGACCTTGCCCGGAAGGGGCCCCACCGTGACCGCACCAGCAACCGACGCACCCGCCGCCAGCGACACCGGCGGGGGCGTCGAGGAGGGCCAGGCGCCCGACAGCAGCACCACCACCGGCCCGGCTGGCCCGGGTGACACCGACACCACCGATCCGTAGGGCCTTGCGGGGTCGCCTGACCCGCGCCGCCCCTGCCTGCCCGACTGTCCATCAATTCTCGGGCTCACCGGCTGTCACCGATAAGGACGGTGAAAGGTGGTGGCCAACCATGCCCCGAGGAGTTCCCGCTAATGGCAGGCGTCAGCCCCGTGCCGTCGCAGCCTCAGAGTTTGAGGCCGGCCCGGCCGTGGCCGAGGAAGCCGAGGACCTGGCGGATCGAGAGTTTCGGGCCGCCGACGAAGAAGCGCCCGAAGATCGAGAAGCCTCCGTCGACGTGGTCCTGACCGGTATTCCGGATGTCGAGTTGACCCCGGAGCAGGCGGAGATCAAGCGGCTGCGCGATCAGCTCGCTCGAGAGACCGGCCGTAAGGACGTCGGGGTGCAGGTCCAGGAACTGGCCAAGCCGGGCGACGGCAGCAACATCCTGATCCACATCCTGGAGGACGGGTTCACCGCGCTGGGCAAGGTCTGGTATCGCGGTGAGGAGCTGGAGTTCGAGCCGAACCGGCAGGCGTACAAGGACACCTTCAACCGGCGGGGCCAGACCTGGCTCGATCTGCGGCTGGACGAGTTCGGGCAGGCCGAGCGGTGGGGCAAGGTGATGTTCCGTAATGGTCCCTGGCCCGGCAAGTCCTACGCCGACGGGACGTTCGAGACGCTGCGTTCGGAGAAGGGCGACAGCGTGATCGCGCCGCCCACGCAGGCCGAGATCGACAAGGCCGAGCAGCTTCGTAAGCGTCGGGCCGCGCCACACCTGCCTGCCGGCATCTGATTAGAAGGGCAAGATCATGCTGCCCGTCCCGACCGTGCAGAACCTCGCCGACTTCTCCGGCCGACCGGCCGCCACCTACGGCGGCTACGCGGACACCGCGCTGACCCAGGCCACGCTGATGTTCAGCGTGGCCACCGGGTTGGAGGTCTGGCCGGAGGACCCTGACCTGAGCCAGGTCGCGTTGTACGCGGTGCTGGAGATGGCCGACAAGCTCATCCTGGAGCAGCCGTACCAGACGTTGAAGGCGTCGCCGTTCCAGACCGAGACGATCGCGTCCTACAGCTACGGCCGGTCCAACACGATCAGCAAGACGACGGGTCAGACCGATCTCGGGGCAGGGCTGTTCTGGTGGGCCACCGCGATGGACCTGTTCGAGCAGAAGGATGTCGCGCTGACCGCGTTCGGGTCGATCGCGTCGCGCGAGGACGGCCTGGTGCAGGGGCCGGGCGGGTTGCGGATCGAGAACCCAGTCGAGCGGGGCCACCTGGAGCGGCCCCCGTACATCCGGATCAGCTGATGCGCTGGCTTTACAACACCCGGGTTGAGGTCCTGAGGTTGGGGGTTCAGGTGACCGACGGGGCCGCCACCCAGACCTGGCAGAAGATCGAGGCCGTCGTCGACCCCTACCTCGCCGTGCCGGGTGAGTTGATGTGCCGGATCGACCTGGTCTTCCAGCGGCCCGGCAAGGACCAGCCGATGCCGCTGGTCGCCGGCCGCGCCCCGGACCGGGTCGGGCTGATGATCTTCGACCCGACTGGCGAGATCCGCTCCGGCGACCGGTTCCACATCATCGACGGCCCGTTCCAGGGCACGTTCGAGACCCGGGTGATGCCTGACGTCGCGCAGGGCTACGGAGCTGCCGCGCACCACATGGAAGTTCAGGTCATCGAGGTCAGCCAGAACTTTCAACCCAACCTTCTGCGGGCGGACAACTGATGGACGAGAAGTACGAGTGGGACATCCGGTGCGCCGACCTGGAACTGTCACGCCTGCAGGCCGGGTTCACCACCGACGACCTGCTGCACTTCGCCGGCGTGGTCACCATGGCCCACCAGACAGTCGTCAACGACATCCACATCGAGACCGGCAGCCTGCGCGAGTCGGCCAAGCTCGACATCCTGCGGGCCGGCGGACGTGAGTTCGAGGCGGAGATCAGCGTCGGCGGCGAGTCCGGCGGGGTGAAGAACCCGGTGAAGTACGCGGCCAGCGAGTTCTTCGGCACCAGCCCCCGGCACGGCGGGCCACCGTCGCACTCGTTCTTCAAGCGGGTCGGGTGGACGCCGGACGAGTTCGGCGGGTTCAGCCAGGGCGTCCCCATCGAGGACGACATGCTCGGGCCGGTCACGTCGTACTTCTCGCGAGGCGTCAACACACCGCACCCCGAGCGAGGCGGCCTGTGACAGCCCCGATCACCGCCGACGACATCGTCTCCGGCGCCGTGAAGTACCTGCTGGCCCAGCCCGACTGCCGGGACGCGGTCAGCAGCTACATCATCGACGGGCAGAGCACCCCAGGGATCTTCCAGTACCGCACGGTGGGGGAGATCGAGGGCACCAGCACGACCTGCGCCGTGCTGTCCAACGAGGGCGGCTGGGCCGGCGCGAACCTGCACAACACGCTGCGCTTTCCCCGGTTGACGTTGAACATCTGGGCCGATCCGATGCGGGACGCCGGCCACAACGCCACCGACCTGAACGAGGTCATGCGGCGCTGTTTCGCCGTCTACAAGGTCTTCGACCGGTTCCTGCATCGCACCGGCGGTGACGCCGTCATGTTCGGCGGGTTGCGGGTCATCACCAGTACCCGGCTGACCGAGCCGACGATCATCGTCGTCCCTGACGGTGACGGCCTCGTGCGGCTGCAGGTGTCCTACGCCGTCGTCGAGGGCTGAACCCTGAAACTTCTTCTCAAGTCTCCTGTGAATCCGCACAGCGGTTACGGCGGAGACGGAATCGGTCTCGCACAAGCCTTCATTCAGGCCGGGGTGGACGTCTACCTCGACCCGGCCGCCGTGCAGGCTCCGCTGCCACCCGAGGTGGCCGAGCTGTTGTGTAAGCGGCTCGACGCGCCGTTCGACATGCTGCTGCATCACTGGGATCCGCCGAACCTGGGGATCAGTCGCAGCGCCAGGACGAACTCGGTAGTCACCGTGGCCCACACGATGTGGGAGATGACCACGCTGGACAACTGCGACGGCCGGTCCAGTCTGCGTAAGCGGCTCAAGGACTACGACCTGGTCGTCGGCTACGACAGTGTGACCACCACCGGGCTGGACCCGTATGTCAGCACGAACGCGGCCACCGTCCAGGGTGGGTACTGGCCGCGCAAATGGCCGCAGCAGCACCGCGACTGGCACGCCAAGACCCTGCGGTTCTGCATGGTCGGCGCGCTCGGCCCCCGCAAGGACCCGTTCGTGGCGATCGACGCGTTCCGGGAGCTGCGGGAGGAGCAGCCCGAACTCGACATCGAGTTGCACGTCAAGACCGTCACCCCCGGCCTGCATTCCAAGATGCAGGACCTCGTGCCCGGCCTGCACCTCTACTACGACGTGTGGCCCGAGCACACCATGCGTGAGTTCTACACCGCCAACCATGTCCTGCTCGCTCCGAGCCGGGGCGAAGGCAAGAACCTGCCGGCCCTGGAGATGCTGTCCACCGGCGGCACCGTGATCGGCACCAACTGGGGCGGGCACACCCAATGGCTTTCCTCGGCCTACGCCTACCCGCTGGACTACAAACTGGAGCCGCTGCTCAAGAGCCGGCCGCAGTGTCAGTGGGCCAAGGCCAGCAAGGACCACCTCAAGCAGCTGATGATCCACTGCTACCAGCATCGTTCTGAGCTGGAACGCAAGGGTGACCTGGCCGCCAACATCATCCCCAACATGTGTTCCTGGCCGAAAGTTATCGACCGGTTGATGGACAAAGTCGGCGAACTCGACGAGCGCGGCGAACGGGTCCTGCACAAGTACCGGGTGGCGAAGGCACGCGCGCAGGAGGAGGCCGTCCTGCTGTGAACACCGTCGAGGTGCGCTGCCCGGTCGGCCCGCAGAAGCTATTCACGAAGCTCAAGCTCGGCGAAGAGTTCGGCAAATACCTGCCCAATAACCTCATCGAGTTCACGTGTACCGACTGCGCGAAAGCGATTCGCCGACGGACGAACGACTTTGTCCGCGTGTACCACAGCTTCAATTTCGTTGGCGAGCTGGTAAATACCCGGGTCGAAGAGATCTGGATGTGCCGGTATCGGACCTGTAGCCACGATCAGCAGTGCTGCGCGATCGGCCAAGCCTTGAGATAAGTCCGTCCGATTAGACACGTTGACCCGTCCGCGCCGTGAAAAGGGTGTGTCAGCGTGACTAGCACTACGGTTGAAGGCTTTTCTCTTACCCACGCCGGGATCCTGAACGGCACCACCGGCGCTGAAGAGTCCGCCGGCGATATCTACGGTGTGCGTACCGGCACTATCGCGGTGGACACGGGTAACTACGACAACACCGGTGACGACGCTGTTCTGTCGTCCTGGTTCTGGTTCAACTACGCGACCGTGACCATTCAGTCGGGCTATGTGCCCTTCGACACGATCGCTCTTCTCTCGGGCTCGACGGTCACTTCTTCGGGTACGGGCGCGAGCGACTACTACAGCCTGCCGCTGTGGGAAGAGACGTCGCTGAACCAGCCGGTCCGGCCGATGCTCGTGCGTGTTCCGGCCAAGGACAAAGACGGTGAGATCCGCACCCTGGACTTTGTCCTGTACAAGGTGCAGTTCGGCCCGTTCTCCTTCGACGGCCCGTCCTACAAGAGTGGCCTGCTCCTGAACTACACCGGCCGCGCCGTCATGTCCGACAAGGACGAGATCGGCACTCCGCTGACCACTCGCGCGATCGGCCGGCTCATCAACCGTCCCGCGGTCTGACGGTTTCCTTTCTCAATTCCATAGCTGTCGCTAGGAGCCCTGGAGGCCACAATGGCGAACGAACTCGATCAGCTGGACCCGATTCCGGAGACCGCCAGGTTGCGGTCCGGGATGACGGTCCAGCTGGAGTCGTTGAAAGCCCGCCAATTCTTCAAGCTGTTGCGGATCGTCACGCACGGCGCCCTGCCGGGGCTGCGGGACTCCGGCATCTTCGACCTCGAAGACGTTGACACCGACGAGTTCATGGGTCGGCTGCTGTCGGTGGTCGTCATGTCCATCCCGGACGCCGAGGACGAGACCATCGAGTTCATCCGTTCCATGTGCTATCCGGTCGGGCTGATCGAGCGTCGCGGCCTGAACAAGCAGGACGTCGAGCGCAACACCATGCTGTGGGAAGCCCTCGACGCGGAGCTGGAGAACCCCGAACTCGACGACATCGTCACGATCATCGAGGCCATCGTCAAACGCGAGTCCGCCGACATTCAGGCACTGGGAAAACGCCTGGCCAGCATGTTCAAGCTGGCCGAGAAGACCGGGCAGGTGTCGGTGTCCCCGAGCCCGAAGACGTCGACCTCTCCGTCCTCGGCGGAATCTCCCGCGCCTTCGACCTCCTCTCGTCGGAATACGGGTGGAAAGACGAGGACATCTTCGCGCTCCCGCTCGGTCGAATCCGTCAATGCGTCGCTGCTGTCCGAGAACGACAGCATTACTCACGTTGGGAGCGCCAGCATTGGCTGAAATGGCAGACCAAAACGTTGGCCGTGTTCATTGCGGCCACGGTGCCCGTTGAATCGGCCGGCGCAGTGAATCCACTTCTGGATGCGGCGAAGTCAATCGGTGACCCGCCGGAGCAGGAAGCCACCACCCCGGCAAAGAGCGGCCCCTTCGATCCCGAGGCACCGTCCGAGGTCGATAACGGAGACGCCAGTTTCGAGCGGTTCATGATGAGCTTCGGCTCCCCGCGCCGCTGGGCAGGGCACTAAAGAAATAGGGAGGCGGGGCGTACGTCATGGCACTCAACGATGTAGTACGCCACGTCATTCTTCGCATCCTCGTCGACCAGGCCGGCCTGGCCGAGGAACTCGCCGCCGCCCGCGCGAAACTGAAAGCCCTCAAGGATTCCGAGGGTGAATTCAGTAAGGCACGGGCGAAGAGCGCCGACAGTGTTACAGATGCCTACAAAAAGCAGAACAAGGCCCTCGGCGAGAACAGCGCTGCGCAGGATGCGAATCGGCGGGCTCGTTCTACTACGGCGGACGCGACCAGCGCGGTCAAGAATGACACCGCCGCGATCAACGAGAACACCGAGGCGACCAAACGGCAGACGGTCGAAGAGGCCAAAGCCGAGGCGATCCGCCGGAAGGCCCGCCAGGACGAACTCGACGCCCAGCAGAAGCGGCGTGAGCGCCGCCGGCAGGACTCCGACTCCGCCGAGCAGGACGCGGGAAAGGCAGAACAGAAGCGGCAGGCCGCGGAGCGTAAAACGTTCCAGCAGCGTGAGCAGGCCACCGATCAGCACGAACAGAAACTGGCCAACACTCAGCAGAAGTTCCAGGACCAGCGCGAGCAATCCAAGAGTGCAGCCGATCAGAAGCGTGCCGAGGCAGCCCAGAGGTCCGATCAGGATGCGGTCACCCGGCAGCGCGACGCTGATCGGCGCGACAACCAGTCCACGCAGAACTTCCTGAGTAACGAGGCCCGCAAGCAGGCCGCCGCTGCTGAGACCGAACGGCGCAAGAACGAGGAGAGCCAGGCCCGGGTCGAAACATCGCAGGCCCGCACCTTCGGCGTCGATACAAAGAACGCCGACACGTCGTCCATCCTGGATAGCACCCGGGAGGTCCGCGAGCAGGCCGTCACCGACAAGGCGACCAGCCAGTCCACGGTTGCCCAGTCGAATGCTTCGGCGTCGCAGTCCCGCGAGGCCGCAGCTGCCAGCCGCGAAGCCGTGGCCGAAGAGCAGCGCCTGACCGCCGAGACGAGCCGGCAGAACCGGGCGCTGACGGAGCAGGAGACCCTGCGCCAGCGCCGTGTCGCCACCACCCGGCAGACCAAGGCCCTCGAAAACGACATCACTCGGGCCAGCCAGCAAGGTGAACTCCTCGAACAGCGCATCGCCGCCGCAGCCGAGGCCCGCGCCCGCGCCGCCGAGCGGGAGGCCAAGAGCAAGCAGAGCAAGCAGACCGTCATCGGCTCCATCGGCTCGGTCGTCTCCGACGTCGCGGTCGGCGTCGGCCGGTCGGTCCTTAGTGCGCCCAAGGCGTCCGCCCGTCGGGCCGCCACCACGGCCGCCAACACCACCGAATTCGACGAGATCGAGCGCAAGGCGACCACGGTCACCGGCCGCGTCGAGAAGCTGTTCGGCGACCTGGGCAAGCGGATCAGCCGCAGCGTGGGCGACGGCGCCGAAGACGCCGCCAGCAAGCTCGGCAAGATCACCCAGCAGGTCCGCGGCTACATCGACAGCGTCAACCGGCCCCGCCAGGGCGGCTCCGGCAACAGCCTGTTCAGCGACCTGATCAGCAACTTCAACACCATGGGCAACAAGCTGACCGGGGTCCTGCAGAACGGCACCAGTCACCTGATCAGCTTCCAGTCCCTGATTGTCGCCGTCATCGCCGCCCTCGGACCGCTCGCCGCGATCCTGGGCGCCGTCGGAGCCGCAGCCCTCGCACTGGCCAGCAACATCGGCGCGCTGGCCGGCGGCTTCGCGGCGCTGCCCGGCCTGATCGGTGCCGCCATCGCCGGCTTCGGCGCCCTCGCCATCGTGATGAAGCCGCTGTCGAACATCTTCAGCGCCTACTCGGCCGCCCAGAAAGAGGCCACCCAGACCACCAACGCGGCCAGGGACGCGGCGAACGACTACAAGATCGCCCTGGACAACCAGCAACAGGCGTATATCGACTACAAGCGGGCCCAGGCCGACGCCCCCCGCGCCGAGCAGGCGCTCAAGGACGCCCGTAAGGACGCCACCCGGCAGCTTGAGGACTACACCACCGCGCTGAAGAAGCTGCGCTTCGAGCAGGAAGGCGCCTCCCTCGACGTCGAGTCCGCCGAGCAGCAAGCGCGCCGCGCGATGGCCGACCCGACGGCCAGCAGCCTCGACCGGCGCGAGGCCCTGCACAACGTCCAAGGTGCCCTGTTCGACCAGTCCGATCAGGCCACTCAGGCCAAACGGACCCGGGAGGACGCCAGCGAAGCGTTCGCCAAGGGCGTCGACGGGGCCGACGAGGTTGTCCAGGCCAACCGGAATGTCGAGGACTCCGCCCGCAAGATCGACCTGGCCTACCTGCAGTGGCAGAAGGACATCACTGCCACCCAGAAGGCCCAGAGGGACGCCGCGGCGGGCGGTTCGGCCGCCGCCACCCTCGCAGCCGACCTGGCCAAGCTGCCCCCGCAGACCCGCAAGGTCACGCAGGCCATTCTCGATTTGATGAACGGCCCGTACAAGAAGATGCGGGACCAGCTGTCGGAAAACATCTTCGGCCCCATCTCCGGAGAGACCGGCAAGTTCGCGGACCTTCTCGATGAGTTGTCCACCTTCTTGCAGCCGGCCAGTGTCGCTATCGGCCGGTTCGCTCAGAACGCACTCGACCTGTTCACCAACCCGGATTGGAAGGCATTCTTCGCCGCGCAAGGCGAAAAGAGCGGCGACATCATCGCCAAGCTCGGTGACGCCGCACTGGCCGCCGCCAACGGTTTCAAAGCGATCGTCGAGGTTGCACGCCCGTTCACCGACTTCGTCGTCGACGGCATCGTCGGCATGGCGAAAGGCTTCGACAGTGTCTTCAACGACAAGAACAGTAAGGGCCGCGAGGATCTTGTTTGGTTCTTGTCGATTACCCAGAAGCGGATGTCGGAGCTCTGGCCGGTCATCAAGAACTTCGCCGCCGGCATCGGCGGATTCTTCAAGGCACTGAACCAGCCGACCGGCGGCAAGGACGACTTCACCACCTGGTTCAACAAGGGCCTGCTCAACGCGTCGGCGAACTTCAAAAAGCTGGGTGAGCAGGCTCAGGACCCCAACGGGGGGTTCCAGAAGTGGCTCAAGAACGTTAAGCCGCTGCTGCATGACGTCGTCGGGTTTATTTCGTCGGCTGCTGGTTTCATCGGGAAACTGTTCAGCGACAACCGCAACATGTCCGAAGCCAGCAGTCTGCTGAAGGCGATTTCGACGCAGTGGCTGCCGAAGCTCGACGACATCTTCGGCAAACTTTCCTCGTCCGGGCTGGTCAGTAAACTCGGCGCCGCCATCGGCGGCATCTTCGAGGGACTGAACAAGTTCTTCGACCACGGTGGGACCACCGCGCTCAGCATTTTCGGCTCCACCCTGGAATGGGCTGGCGGCCTCCTCAGCAAGATCGCTTCGGTCGTCGAGTGGATCGGCAAGAACGTCCCCTTCGCGACGGACGCGTTCAAGGTCCTCGGCGGCGCCATCGCGCTGATCTTCGGCGCTGCCCTGGTCGCCAAGATCTCCGGCTTCACCGCCTTGATCACTAACCTGATCAAGGCAGCCAAGGGTATCGGCAACATCGCCGGGTCGATCGGGGATACCGGGGGCGAGACCAGGCCGGGCAGGGCCAAGAGTTACTTGCAGGGAAAGGTCGACTCGGCCAAGGACAAGGCGCTACTCCGGCCGTCCGGCACCTCGGCCGAGCGGCGAAACCTCCGGAAAGACACCAAGAAGGCCAAGAAGGCTGGCAGCACTGGCCGGTCCGGCAGTGCTCGGCCGACAGTTTCCCCGACCGGCCACGACGGCGCGACCAGCGGCGTGCTGCCCTATCTGTCGCGGATGGAGGTGCTGCTCAAAGAGATCGCCATCAACACCGGGCGAATCAGTCGTGGCGGCACCGGGGGATCGGGCGGCACAGGTGGTGGCGATGACAAGCCACGTCCTGGCGGCCCCGGAGGAGGCGGTGGCGCGCGCCCCGGTGACAACACGACATCGAACCGGCGCAGCCGCACCACCCAGATCCCGAAGCGCCCGACTTCCCGGCTTGACCCGATCGACTTCGGACCGACCTCGCTCGACGAAGGCATCGACCCGAATAGCGCCGAAGGCAAGGCTGCCCGGACCAAGGCTGCTAAGGAAGCCCGCACCCGGCGCGTTGTTCGGGGCAGCACCCCGCTTGGCAAGCTGGAGAGCCAGGTCGCCGACGAGCTGGGCACAGCCGTGCCGACGCCGGTCTCGACGCCCACCCCGGCCAAGCAGAGCCGCGTGCGGCGGGTTACCAAGAGCTTCGGTCGGGGTCTCAGCGCGCTCGGCGGTGCCCTGTACCCGACCCCGGCGACCCAGCCGATCCTCGGCCCCGTCGAGGGCCCGGAACTGGGTACGCACGACACCAGCCAGGGCAGCCGCACCTTCGAGCCGTACGACATCAGCCAGGTCCCGGCCCAGCGCACCTATCCGCAGGGCCTGCCCGACTACGCCACCAGTTACTCCACGGTCCCGGACAACTACAAGGCGCCGACCCGCACCGGCAAGAAGCAGACCATCCCCGGTCTGCAGGACAGCTACACCGTGCCGCTGCCCCCGCAGCAGCGCGACGCCCGGGGCAAGGTCCTTCCACGCAACACGCCGCTGCCGACCGGCACCTTCGACGACTACACCGTCGCCCGGCCGCCGGCCGCGAGCGAGGCGTACAACGTCTACGAGCCGACCGCCGACCCGTACAAGGCACCGACCCGCACCGGCAAGACCCAGGTAATCCCGGGACTGCAGGACCGTTACACCGTCGCCAAGCCGGCGCAGCAGCGCGGTCCCGGCGGCCGGATGGCGGCCACGGCGCCGATCAAGCATCCTTTCCGGCCGCTCGACCTGCCCGAGTACAAGCCCGCCTCGGTTGCCACGCCCAGCAGGGCCACCAGGGTCCGTAAGGGCCTGCTCGGCGGACTCGGCGCGGTTGGTCGAGCCGTGGGTGCCCCGTTCCTCAGTGGTGGCAACGACCTCGGCGCCATCGGCACCGGCAGCCTGCTCAGCGGTCGGACGGCCACCGGCTCCGGCGGTCTCGGTGACGAAGCGGAGTACGAGGAAGGCTACGTCTCCGGTTACGACGCCGCCCTGGGACAGGCCGGTGGCGGTCAGCAACTATCGGGCCTGCCCGACCGGGACAAGGAGAAGAAGCCCGGCAAAAAGGCCCGACGTGGCCTGTCCAGTGTCGAGGACGAGCTGGACGACGTCGGCAAGAGCAGCGGCAAGAAGGGCAGCCTGCTCAGCCGTGTCTTCAGCCGGGGTAAGGGCGGCAAGGCCGCCGGCCTGGCCGACGCCGCGCTCAGCGAGGGTGAGGACGTTCTCGACGACGTCGCCGGCAGCAAGGGCGGCAAAGGCGGCAGCCTGCTGTCCAGGATCTTCAGGGGAGGCAAGGCGGGCAAGGCGGCCGGCGTCGCCGAGGAAGGCATCGAGGACGTCGCCAAGCTCGGCGGCAGCAAGCTGGGCCTGGTCGGCAGGCTGGGAGGCGGCCTGGCCCGAGGAGCTGTCGGCGGCATCGGGGGCATCGTTGCCGGCGCGGCGGCCAGCCTCGGCGGCGACTACCTGATCAACAAGTTCGTCAAGAGTGACAAGGACAAGGGCAGCCTCCAGCGTGGCCTGGGAGCGGTCGCGCAGGGCGCCGGGATCGGCGCCACGATCGGCTCGGTCATCCCCGGCGTCGGCACCGTCGTGGGTGGCGCCGTCGGCGGCGCCATCGGCGGCGTCTACAGCCTGTTCAAGGACAAGAACCTCCGTGACTTCGTCGAGAAGAAGCTCGCCAATATCGGCAGCCTCATCGCCGACGGTTTCAAGGGCGCTCTCTCCGGGATCGCCGACTTCGTCAAGTTCCTCGGCAGCAAGATCGGCGGCTTCTTCAGCAGCCTCGGCGGTTTGGCCCTCAAGGCGGGAAAGGCCGTCCTGCACGGCTTTGAAGACTTCCTGAAGTTCTGGTTCGTCACGCTGCCGGCCACGGTCCTTAAGTTCCTGTTCGTCACCTTGCCCGGCTATGCGCTCAAGGGCGTCGAGTTCCTCCTGAAGGCGTACCTGGCCTTCCTCAAGTTCTGGTACATCGATCTGCCGCTGAAGGTCCTGGGGTTCTTCACTAAGACCCTGCCGGGTCTGGCACTTCAGGGCTGGAAGTGGCTCAAGTCGACGTTGCTCGACCCATTCATCAACTGGATCGAGGAAATCCCGGGCTTCTTCACCAAGACCATCCCCGGCTGGTTCTCCAGCGTTGGGACCTGGTTCGGCAAGCACGTCAAAGACCCGATCACTGACTTCTTCACCAAGACCATTCCAGGCTTCTTCACCGACAAGTTGCCGGCGGCGTTCGGGAAAATCGGAACCTTCCTCAAAAACGCTCTGATCACGCCCTTCACGAACTTCTTCGCCGCCATGGGTAAGCACGAGTTCGTCTACTGGCTGAGCCATCCGGGTGAGATCCTCAGCAATCTGAAGACCGCGTTCATCGACCGGAAGATGTCCGGTGGCCTGATCCAGGGTGTCTTCCAGGGTGTCGAGGACAAGGCGCTGTCCTGGGTCACCCCCGGCGAGATGGTCATCCGTCGTTCCAAGGTGGAGGAACCCGGCGCCAAGATGTTCCTGCAGGACTTCAACGAGCGCGGCATGGAATCGCTCTACAAGGGCCTCTCCGCGGCGACCGCCCCGCAGGTCATGTCCATGGTGTCGCCGGACGCGCAGGAACTGACCGGCCGGGTGCCGACGGTCGTGAACAACACGGTCAACCACGCCCCGGTCATGGGTGACGTCACGATCAACAACCCGGTCCGGGAGAAGTCCGAGGCGACGCTGCGCCGCCAAATTCACATTGCCGCTATCCGGCACCGGCGATGAGAGTAGGAACGGCGTGACGGACCCTTCGAACTCCTCGCCGGAGTACTGGAGCATCACCGACGTCAATGGTGAGGAAGTCAGCCTGCATCAATGGGGCTGGGCCGTCACCACCGTCGGCGGCAGCCGCTACGACCTGCCGCCGCGCCGGGGTAGCGACATGACCATGGCCTACCGGCCAGGGCAGATCCACCGCCGCAAGCTTCCTGACGCCCGGCCGATGAGCCTGATCATGTTCATGGTGGGCTTTGATCCCGCCACCGGGAACGCGCCTGCCGACCAGCGGCTGCAGTGGAACGACAATTGGGACCGGCTGCGCCGGTTGGTGTTTCGGCACAGCCTGCTCTCCGACCAGCGGGTCAAGCTGACCCGCCGCTGGTTCCTGACCGCCGACACCTTCCCGACCACTCGATCGGGTGACGTCTGCATCCAGGGCGACCCCGGTGTGCCGGCTCCCGGCTCCCGGTTGCTCTCCGCGTTCTCCTGGGCCGAGATGAGCGGCACCATGGACCCGGCCATGACCGGCAGGTTCAGGTCGGACTTCCAGCTCGACTTCACCATGGCCGACCCGTACTTCTACGGCGACCGGGTCGACACCACCCTGACCCCCGGCCAGCCGGTCTACATCTGGAACGACGGGCACGACGTCGCGGCATCCGGCTACGTCAACCTCGACCTCTACGGGCCGCTGGTCAATCCCCGCGTATCGAACCTGTCGACCAGCCCGGACAGTTGGGTGCAGTACAACGGCACGCTGAGTGGTAGCGGCCACATCGCGATGGACATCGCCCGGTTCTCCGCCATCGACAGCGTCACCAAGTTCAGCGCGATCGGGAGGATCACGAGCTTCGGCGCCCGGTTCTGGGTCAGCCTGCTGCCCGGAATCAACAAGATCGAGCTGACCGCCGACAGCGGCGCCGGCAACGCCGTGCTGTCCTTCCGGCCCCAGTACGTGTGAGCCCGCCGTGACCAGTCCACTGAGCTTCTACGACGTGGCAGCCGCCGCCTCGGCGGCCTTCCCGCTCGACCTCGGCAGTATCGCCCCGGCCAGCAGTGACGACACCCAGCTGCGGGTGCACAACGACAGCGGCGCCTACCAGGCCGACGACGTGATCGTCACCGTCACCGGCGGGGACGACGGGCTTGACCTGTACCTGTCGCTCGACGGCGACACCTACACGGCATCCGTCGGCCTCGGCGACATCCCACCCGGCGCGTACAGCCCGGTCTTCTGGATGCGCCGCATCACCGACAGCTTCGCTGCCGACGGCACCCGGCTGGCGACCTTGCAGGCCACTCCCGCCGATTGGAGCCAGCCCGGGGCGAGTGGCACCTCAGACAACATCCCCCTGGAAACCGGAGACTGATCATGGCCATTACCGCAACACCATATGGAACGTTTCTTAAAGACCTGCTGGGCGGTGTCCATAACGTTGTCACCGACACCGACAGGGTAGTGCTCCTCACTAGCAGTTACACACCTAACCAGGACAATCACGCGACGTACGCCGACGTTATCGCCAGCGAGGTGACCGGTGCTGGTTACACGGCTGGCGGCCCTGTGCTGACCGGCAAGTCGGTCACCTACGACACCACCGCCAACACCGCGACCCTGGCGGCATCCTCCGTCACCTGGACCGCCCTGACCGTCTCTACCAGGTACGCCGTCATCTACCGGTATACCGGCACCAACTCCACCAGCCGCCTCATCGGATTCATCGACTTCGGTGCCGTGCGCACCTATACCGCCGAGCCGTTCGAGCTGTCCTTCCCGTCCGGCGCTGTCGTGATCACGGCCATCTGATGCCTCTACCTGTCACGTCCGGACTCGCCATGGATTTGACGGCGAAGTCGCTGTCGTCAATTCCCAACGGTGGCACGGTGAGCCCGTGGCCTGACATTTCCGGCAACGGGAACGATGCGCTCGTCTATACAGGCCCTTCCGGCACCATGACCGGGCCGACGCTCATTACCGGCGCGACACCGAACGGTAGCCCAACCGTACGGTTCAACAACAACGTGCTTCTGCTCACGAACCCAAACATTTACAATGGTAAATCAAGCGGTGAAGTCTTCATCGTCGTCGCCAATCCCACCACCAACAAACAGCCAGGGCTCTACCAGTTCGGCGGCGGCGACTACACGTACTACCCGGGACCGGATGGCGTCACCCTTTACGACGGGTCCTTCACCAACACTCAATACTCGTTTCCGGCTGTAACCCCGGCCAGCTTTCACATCTACAACGTCTACCATGACGGAACCAACCGGGTAACGAGCATCGATGGCACAGTCGTGCATTCCGCTGCAGTCGCGTTTGTCAATCCGACAAGCTCTGCACAGCACACACCTTCGATCGGTAATGTCGGTACCGTCGGCTGGGCAGGAGATATCGCCGAGTTCGTTGCCTACAGCCGCAGCCTCACTACCACGGAACGCGCCAGCGTGCTGTCCTACCTGCAAGGACAGTTCCTGGTAGTCGACCCTAATGTCAACGTTCCAGCGATCGGTGCCAGCGTCCGCATCCCAGTTACCGCCATCCCCGACACTAATCTGGTCGTCCCGCCGATCAGCGCTTCGATCAGCACGCCGGCCGCCGTTCTCCCGGGTCTGCTGGCCGCTCCCCCGATCGGACTGAGTGTCGCCGGCGGCGGTCAACTGGTGGGGGTGGACATCGCCGTCGTCCCGCCGATCGGTGTCCGTACGACGATGTCCGCCACGATCGTCGTGCAGGTGCCCCCGATCCAGACGGGTGCTCAAGTTTCCGGGTACGTCGCCGGTGCGACGATCCGGCTGAGTGCGCCTCTGGAGGGCGACGTCGTCGAAGTCGACAAACCCCAATTCGTCGTCGCCCTCAACTCCCCGTTCCAGACCGCTACCTGGACCGTCGAGGTCCAATACGCCGACAACACCGACTTCACCGGCGCGACCACCCTGACCGCGAACATCACCGCCGTCGACGGCGGGGTCTGGCTCGACGCGCCCAGTGCCGTACCGGACACCACTTTCTGGCGAGCCCGGGTCCTCGACAGCGACGGCGTGACCGAACTCGACTGGACCGACCCGATCTCCTTCACCGTCGACCACAGCCTCGCCCCTGGGCTTCTGGACGTTGTCTGGCATGTCGACGCCACCGCCGCGCGCTCCATCCACCTGTGGCAGCTCGATCCGTCCACGGCCTCTCCAGGCGACACGGTCACCTGCTACGGACAAGGGTTCCCGGCCAGTGGGCACGTGAACTTCAACGGAAACCCCACCACGGTCACCCGGTGGGTACGCAAGTCCGCCGTCATCGGATCCACCACCGACCAGCGGCAGATCAGCATCGACGACGTCGACTGCGAGCACTACGAGGTTGACTTCACCGTCCCGGCATTCGGTGGGCCCGGCGCCGCTGTGGAGGTTACGACCTGATGGCCACCACCTCCGACAGCCGGTATCTGTCCATCCTTGGTCCTCAGCCCAACATCAACGGCGGCTGGACGGTGCGCGTCCTGGACTTCCGCAGCATGAACACGCTGGTCGCCATCGTCAGCGAGTTCAGCGAGATGTCGTTCACCCAGGAACTCAGCGGCACCGGCACCGGCAGCATCACCATGGACGAGGACAGCTACTTCTGGGAGCAGACTCTCAACAACGGTGACGCCAACTACTCCCTGCTGGACAACGAATACATCTTCGAAGCCTGGGAGAACAACACCCCCCGCTTCGCCTGGTTCGCGCAGACGGTCGAGAACGCCCTGGTCGCTGAGGACGAGACCAAAGCCATCACCATCTCCG